CCCTGGCAATGCCGGAATTACGCATTCAAGCGCTTGAGGATGTCTGCCATGCCTTTGGTATCCCTCAAACAATGCTCACAGACGCGGCCAATTATGCCACTGCAGCTGAGCACAGGCGTTCATTCTACGAGGAAACCATCAATCCTGAAGCGGATTGGATGGCAGAAACGATTACAGCCCAATTCCTGGCACCTACCGGGTACAGGTTAGAGGCACATCCTGAAGAGATGGACATATTCCAGGATGACGAGGCGCAACGAGCTGCGAGTGTGAGTGCATTGACCATGGCAGGTTTGGATCTGGTGACCGCTCTTGAGATATTGGGGTACGACCTGACAGAAGACCAGTGGCAACGGGTGAAACTCACCCAGGCGGTTGCACCAGAGCAGCCGGCGGAAGATACCCCCCTTGATACTGAGTATCAGACTGACCCGGTTGAAGAAGAGAAACGAAAGTGGCAGCGTAAGGCGCTGAAGGCATTGGATAAAGGTAAATCACCTGATGTTATTTTTGAAACGGAGGTGATCCCCGCTCTCGAGTGTGACCGGATTCACGGTGCACTTGCTACCGCTGAGACAGCGGCGGATATCAAGGCGGCGTTTCAGGCTTCTGAAGTGGATTTGGCAGTCGAATTGAAACGAGCCAATGACTTATTGGCTGAGGTATTAGGTGGATAACACGATCATCCAGGTTACCAAGCAGGTCCTTGAAACGGCAATGACGTTGAAAGCAGCCGGCCGGGACCGCCGTGAACCGAAACGGCGGGAGAAGATGATCCTGCAGGACCGGATCCGGCGCATTCTTCAACGGCGTTTCAAGAGGCAAGCGCATAAGGTCCGGCAATACTTTGAAGGCATGTACCCGGAACGAAAGGCGATTGTCCCCACCGGCTTGCTTGAGGACAGTGAGGATGAAGGGGTACTCATCCGGTTGATTTTGAACGCGGTGAATGGCGGGGTAGTGCAATTCTCCGAGTCAGTGTCGATTGGGTATGACTATTCAGCCGTGAACATGGATGCAGCTGAATGGGCGGCGGCTTATGCAGGCGAGCTGATTGGTGACGTGGATGAAACCACCCTTGAGGCTGTTCAAAAGGCAATTGAGCTGTTCATTACCACACCTGGTATGACGATCGGGGACGTGATGAACGCCCTCCCGTTTGGTGAAGACCGGGCGCTAAGGATAGCAGTGACAGAGATTACCAGGGCATATGCCCAGGGTCAAATCCTAGCGGGTGAAGCACTACGGCGGGAATACCCGGACGTGAAGGTAGTAAAGACCTGGTTTACCAATTCAGATGACTTAGTGTGTGACATTTGCGGTCCTCTGGATGGTGCAGAAGTGGAATTGGAAGAGTCATTTGAAGGCGGGATTGACGAGCCGCCGGCGCATGTGAATTGCCGTTGTTGGATTCAGACAAGGACCCGCATATGAGCCCGGCACCAGTTCAATTCAGCATTGACATCCAGGGAGAAGAACGATTTGCCCAGATGTTGCGGGAAATGGGTCCCGGCGTTTCGAGGGCGCTTATTGCTGCGGGAAAAGAAGCAGCTGCAAACATTGTGAGCCAAAAGGGTGTGAAGCAGTACCCACCAGCAACAGCTGCCAATCAAGCCGGACGAATGAGGACCGTTGTGATTGGCGGAAGAGAAACCACATTCCGGGCGCCATGGTACAAGCGCGGTCTTGGAACGCAACAGCCAATGCGCGGTGGTGGTTATCGGAGCCTGAACAATTCAGAACGCCTGGGCACTCAGTATGTAGTGGAGAGCCGCGGGACTAACACAGTGATAGGCAACCGGGCGAGCTATGCCCCCTTTGTATCTGGTGAAGACCAGGCCAAACACATGGCGAGGATCGGTTGGCGGAAGTTGAGTGATGTTGTTCGAGAACAAATGGGTGAGACCGTGCGGATTTATACCGCATGGATGGACCGCTTGATCGCGGAGAAAGGATCATGAGCATGGATAAAGAGATAGAAGTGGCAATTTCAACAGGAACCGAGGTCAAGGCACTGGGAGAAGGCCGGGTTGGGGGTTACCTGGTGAGGTTTACCGGTCCACGTGACCCGGATTTGACCGGGGATTTCTTCAACAAAGACACTGATTTGGGTGTTGAGGACGGGTCAATCCTACCCGTTTACTACAACCATGGGGGAGATGGAACGCTGAAGACGCGCAAACTTGGCCGGGCAGTCGTGAAGTTTGACGATGCCGGGCTGTGGTTAGAGGCGCAATTGAATATGCGGGACGAGTATGAACAGATGATCTACAAACTGGCAACTGAGGGGAAACTTGGATGGTCCTCAGGGGCAGCCGGTCACCTGGTTGAACGTGAAAAGGTGGGTAAGACGTGGTTCATCAAATCATGGCCGATTGCTGAGGCAAGTTTGACGCCAACGCCGGCTGAAGCCCGCAACGATGTGCAAGTTGTGAAGTCGGTTACAGACGGGGAAGAAGAGCAAGAGACAGATGGTGAGACCGGTGAGGTAAACCAGGCTGTGACGCCCGCTGCCCCCTCTGATACTGAGTGTCAGGAAGTCAATCTTGAAGAATCAAATGCACTTGGAGGTGCACAAATGGACGAAACTGTAAAAGCAGAACTCGATGGAATGAAGTCATCTATCGATGAATTGAAAACCATTGTAACCGCGGCTCTTGCCCCGAAAGAAGAGCCAAAACCCGAGGCTGAACCTCAGGGTGTTGTGATGAAAGGCGCACCGGCGCTGAAGCGGGTGACTGACCTGGGCTTCAAAGATGAAGCGGTGAAGGCGTTTATGCATTACGCCAAGACCGGCGAAGTCGTGAAAGCAGCCCTGCAGGAAGACACCGAAACCGAGGGTGGTGTGGTTGTCCCTGACGATTTCTATGCCAAGATTGCAGAAAAACGCAACCTTGCGTCCTGGATTCGCCAGGCTCCTGTTCAGCACTTGACCACCAGCCGGGACAAAGTCATCATCGGCGCGGAAGATACCGCTGCAACCAAGTTTGTGGTTGTCGCTGAAGAGGGCGCATGGGATGAGAACGAGCCCAACATGGCGACTGTGACTATTGAAATTCACAAGATGACCAAAATCATCAAGGCGTCTGAAGAACTTGTTTCAGATGCTGCAGTCAATATTGAGGCTTATCTCGCTTCCGTGTTTGGTCGTTCGATGGCTTTGGCTGAGAACTACTACTACACGGTTGGCAACGGTGTGAACATGCCTTTGGGTGTTCTTGCCGGCGCAACCTCAAGCGGAATAACGACTGCTGCAGCCACTGCAATCACCGCTGCTGAGTTGGTTTCGTTGGTTGGGAAACTTGGCGGCGGGTATAACATCCCGCCCGAATGCGGTTTCCTCATGCGGAACGCAACGTTCTGGTATCTGCGCGGCTTGACCGGCAATCCGTTCCAGTTCATCCCGACTCCGGCGGGCGGCGTCTTCGCTGGTTATCCTGGCTATGTGTCGGATGACATGGAAGAGCTGACCAATTCTAAGAAAGCTACGTTGTTTGGCAACTTCTCCTTCTATGCTCATGCTGAGCGTGAGGGTTTGGTTGTGAAACGTCTGAACGAGCTTTATGCTGCAAATGGTCAGATTGGTTTCCGAGCCCACTTCCGCGCAGGCGGTTCCGTGACCCAGGCTGAAGCCTTCTACTACATGACCCAGAAGGCATAAGCGTGAATCCACAAGGGGGGCGGTGACAAACTGCCCCCTTAGGAGAAAAAAGATGACTGATATCTTAATCAACAATTGCAAGGTTGTCCCGGCGGTCATTCCGTCCGCTGGTGCAGTGAATCCATTGACTGCTGTTGTGGTGGATGGTACCGGTTTCTCCCGGGCTATGTTCATCATCAACACTGGTGCAGCTGCTGCAGGCGCGAAATTAAACGCCAAAATCCAAAAGTCAGCAACGTCTGGTGGTGCCCTGGCGGATATCACCGGTGCTGCTCTGACTGAAGTTCTGGCGGCCACTGGTGCATCAAAGAGCTACGTGATTGATGTAGCGATTGACCCGGCCAAGCCATTTATGGAAGTGACCGGCGCGGTGACCGTTGATACGTTCGCCAACAGCGTCACTTGTGTCCTGTACAACGGGACCGGATGGCGTCCTGTGAGCGCACCTGCTTCAGAAGTTGTGAAGACTCAATAACGTCTAAAGGGGGCGGTGACGAGCCGCCCCTGGAGGTTTTCTAATGACGATCCTAAACGGGTACGCTACCCTGGCAGAATTCAAAGACCGGCTGTTCCAGCAGCGGACCTATTCAGCTGCATCCCTGGTGTTCGATGCCGCGACAAAGACCATCACTGATGCAGTGAAGGGATTGGGCCGGTTCCAGGCGGGAACAACCTCCAAACCGCGGCTGATCACCATTACCGGATCAGTCCTCAACAACGGAACATTCACAGTCCTGACCAGCACCGCGGGGGTCCTGACTGTATCAGAAGCATTGGTCAATGAGACCCATGCAGCTGCATTGACAGATGTAACCGATCAGGAAGATGATGCCACAGTCGAGGCGATCATCACTGCAATGAGCCGATGGATTGACAATTACACCGGCCGGCGGTTCTTCTCAACGAGTTCAGACGAAACGCGGTATTTTGATGCCAGTGACAGCAAGATGCTTCTGATGCCCGACATACTGAGTATCACGAGTCTGGCAACGGACGATGCAGGAGACCGGACATACAGTACCAGTTGGGTAGCGGCTGATTATGAGCTAGAGCCCGCCAACGCGAGCCTGGACAGTGAGCCATATACCCGGATTCGGATTACGCCCAATGGCAGCAAGTCATTCCCACGTGGACGCCGGACAGTAAAGATAGTTGGGAAGTTCGGATACTCAGTATCCACTCCGGCATTGGTCAAAGAGGCGTGTTTGCTCCAGGCTTTACGCATTTTCAAGCGGAAAGATGCCCCGTTTGGTGTTACTGCAGCCAATGAAGTGGGCATGATGAAAGAAATTACAGACTTGGACCCAGACGTGAAGCTCTTGCTTGAACCGTTTGTGAGGTATGTATGAGCCTGCAGACGGCCTGTGAAGCGATTGCAGCTGTGTGTAGGGGCGTTTCAGGGGTGCGATTTGCCCCGGACTATGCACCAGAGAGCGCTGATATTTTCCCGTTTGTTGTGACGTTTCCTGCAAGCGGGTCCTGGGTACCATCCGCTGGATTTGCAACAGTATTACATGACATCAGCGTTCAAGTGCACGTTGCCCGGAAAGATTTACCAAACGATTTGGTATCCGTTATGCCATATGCCGACTTGATACCAGCTGCACTATTGGCAGACACAACCCTGGGGGGAGCGGTCCAGACCTTCAGTGAATTACGTTACGAATTCAAGCCAATGAATTGGAATGGTATCGATACATTAGGCTTTGAGTTTACTCTGGTTGGGGTGAAGCTCCAACCAACATTATGAGAGAGGTGAGCATGGGCATGAAATACACCGGTGGCGGGATTGGCGGGTCACTTCCGAATATACCCGCCCGAGACTTGACAGACGCGGAAGTGACACAGTTTGGTGGTGAAAAAACACTGGCAGCTACCGGACTGTATGAACCAATCGTGCCAGCTAAACCAGTAAAGAAGGTTGAGGAGGTTGAAGATGGCAGGGATTAAGGCACTAAGACGGATTCAATTGGCAAAAGAGGTAACGGCGGGAACTCCAGTTTATCCGCCCACCATGTTATGGCGCGGACATGGAACCGCCCAGGACAAACGCAAGATCGTGATGAGGGATGAGGCGATTGGTCTCCTGTCCCCCTATGATTCATCCTACA